GTCTGGGGTTTGTTTTTCTTCCGCTGGTTATTTCGTCGTCGTGATGTTTGGTGTTTGTGCTGGTCAGGCGTGTTGGTGTTTGTTTTCGTTGGCTGTGTTTGTGTGCTTGTGTGTTGGTGTGTTAGTTGCGTGCGCGTGCGTGTGTGTGTTGGTGTCTGTGTGTACGTGTGTTCGATGGTGTAGGTCACGTTGCGTGTTGTGTGTTTTGGGTTGACGTGGCCGTGTTCGTGTGGCGTATGGTTTGGGTCATCAGCAACACAGCCCCGACGGTGGGGTGAATCGAAAGGAACAGTGAGATGAGCAAGAGCGTGATGCGCATGGTGGTGGCCCTGGTGCTTGGGGTTATGGGCTTGGTGGGTTGTGTGCCTGCCTATGCGGCTGAGGAGCCCACCCCCGCGGGCGGTTGGGTGCTCGCCAGTACTGGTGCCCCCGTTGACGTGTCTGAGACTCCCGCGTGCGAGTCGGAGGATCAGGAGTACGGTCCGTGCTTGTGGGATGCCCGCACCATGGGGAACGGGCAGGGGCGTTCGTTCATCGTTGAGGAGGATGGGAGCGTGTCCTACCTGAGGTGGCGTGACGCCCGCGAGGTCGCGTTTCCGGGGTGGCTGTGGGTTGGTTCGGTTGAGCCCGCCACCACGGCCGGCCTGCCCGCCTGCGCGGACGTGCACGGTGAGGTGACCTGTGAGCGCGACGGCCGGTACGTGCTCGCCGTTGATTCCCGGGCATGCACGCAAACCATCACCACCACCACAGGTGAGCGCTACATCCCCGGGCCGGCCGTCGCTAAGGCACTCAGTGACCAGTGCGACCGTAGCGCGGTTAGCGGCCACCAGAACCAGGCAGGACTCCACGGCGCACGCAGTAGTGGCTCTACGGGGGTTGTGCATTCGGCTTCGCCGAACGCGGCTGTGAATGACGTTGTGGATAAGCCATCCTCTCCTAGTCGGGACGCGGTTGTGGGTCCTGTGGGTTCGGGCATCAAGGACAACTATGACCAGGAGATCGCTGCGGTGTTCGGTGGGCTGACCTTGCTTGGTCTTACTGGTGGTGTGTGGTGGCAGCGGCGTCGTGATGGTCGGCGCGTGGGTCGCCATGGCCGCCGCTAATTTCTGGGAGCGCAAATATGTGGGTGAGGCGCTGGCCTGATTGACCCGCTGGACCCCCGGTTCCGCTTCGGCGGAGCCGGGGGTTTTGCTTTGCCCGCCCATAGGTGGAGCCGTAAGCCTCCCTGAGGCGCTTTGGTGGCGTGGGTGGTACCCACGTGGGCGGGGTGCTGAAAGGCGCCAGATTGGCTTAGACGGCCTCTCGCGTGTGGGGCGCGTGCGTGTGTGCGTGGGTGAGTGATGTTGGGGTGCTCGTCGAACATGTGTTCGATGACGTAGGTCACGCGAATTGATGCCCAATCTGACTTGACTCGCCCTGTCTGAATGTGTGTATAGTTAAGCCATCAGCACGGGGCAGTCAGCCCCACACAGAAAGGATCACAGCAATGAGCACCAACGACTACATCACCGACGTCACCGCCAACCTGACCGAGTGGGGTATCGACTACCGCGAGACCACTGAGGGTGTCAGCGTCGGCAACATTCACCTCGAGATCGCTGAGGATGGATACCGCCCCGCCGGCACTATCCTGGACGGCACTGAGACGGTTGCCATCACCAGCGACGCGGACAAGGCTGCCGCCCTCCTGGCCTTTCCGCTGGCCCGCAAGGCATGGGCCGTCGGATACACGGGAGACTTCGAGGTCGACACGCTGGACGGCGAGATGGACATGCGCCTCTCCTACGGCAGTGACAGCGTCACTGTCTCCGCCACCGTTGACTCCGACCTTGAGTTCACCGTCACGGAGCACCCTCTCTTCCGCGATGACGTGACCATGGCCGATCTGGCCGCCGTCCTCGAGTCCACCGAACTCGCCTACCAGGACCCTGGTGAGGCGTGGCGGATACTCTGCAGCGCGACCGACTTCGAGCACAACGATTGGGAGATGCTGGTGGAGCACTTCCAGTGGGGAGTGCGCTACGAGTACGGCAACCGTCTCACTAAGGTGGAATCCACCTACACGGAGCGCGCAGCCATCGTGGAGGACTACAGCCCTGAGGCGCCCATCCGGGTCATCAATGTTGACGGCATGAGTGACGTGACTTGCTGGGCGCAGGGTGCTGTTGCCGCCGCCGTCCTGTACGCGATCTCCTGACACTCTCAGGTAGCCCGAATGGTTGTAGCGGGGGTCCGATTCCCCCGCCGGGCACGACACTCACCCACACACATAGGAGTACCGCCATGATCGCCACCGAAGATCGCCTAGACAACACGCTGGAAACGGCAGTCGAAGACCTCGAGTTCCGCCTAGATGCAGCAGGCGTGGACTTTGAGGTCACCACATCCCAGAACACGAACCAGTACATCGTCGCCTACGCAGATGGTGCGCGCCGCGCATACGTCACCGCAGAACTCTCATGGGATGACACACCCATGGTGTTCGTAGATATCTACAGCGTGAACGCCGACGGCGAAGAGAACTGGGTGCACGGAGACCTGAGCGTGAGCGACGCCATCCCTTATATCGTCAACGCCTGAATTGGAGGATTGGAAGCAATGGGTACTATCAGTGAGCGCGTCGCCGCCGCATTCAAGGCGGCCACGGGAGAAGACAAGGCCCTTTCGGGTAGCTGGCATGCCGCCAACGCAACACACAGCCTGGAAGTGCGTAACATTCTGGGCACACGCCGCCGCGAAGCGATCGCTCAGGTGTCAGCCAAGGATTCAATGAACGTTAAGTACTGAGCTGAGCGGCACCAGGAGTGGACTAGTGTTGAGGTTATGACTCATATGCTGCGTGACGCCGAACAGCGCGCTAATGCGCTTGCGGCACTGTCTAATGTGCTCGGCGCTAGTGGTTGGCATGTCCGCCCTATCCTCGAGTCGTCTACTTGCGGCGGCCTTAGGGCCAGCAAGGGCGGAAGTGAGGTTCGGGTGTACTCGAGCGGTGAGGTTCGCGGGCATGATGACGTAGCGGTCCGGTTCGCTAGGGATACATTCGAGGTCGCGCTCGAGAGGGTTAGCGTCAGCTAGGTCGGACGGCTTGGCCGCACATCGTTGCGGTCATCCCGCCTCACCCAGAGGGATCGCGTAGCAGAAACACGGTCCGCCGTTGAATAACGCTTGCGCGTGTTGGTTGAGAATTACATAGAGATCGAAAGGCCATAGGTGGCAGGCACCGCACGCACGGCGCCGCCTCGCGTAGTCGATACAGTCTGCCCGCCTATGAGTCACCTAGACCGCCCTACTAGTTAGTACTATCACTAGAGGTTTGCTGTGATCCGATTCTGGTCTAGGTGGCCCATAGGTGCCCCATAAGGCATGGGACCTAGAAAGGAAAGATCATGGCCACATACACTGTCGCCACTCAGGACGATTGGGAGAAGATCGTCGCAGACGTGGGCATCGACTTTGGTGACGTAATCAAGGTTACCGGGAAGATCGATGCGCTCACCTGGCAGGAGAGAGACTTGGACGTCCATATCCTCCCAGGCGCCTCCGTGACCGCACGGAGCGACGTCAGTAATTGGTATCGGCTTGCTGGCGGGGACCTCACGGTCGTCTGGCGCCCCCCTAGCGGTATCACCATCACGGCCGACCTTGAAGGTCACGGTGTGCGCCCGGTAACCCTTATTGGCTGGCCCGATGATACGGTGCCATTCGTTCCCCTCAGCAGTCGGGACAGAGTTCACCTCATTTCGGACAGTAAGACAGGGCCGTCGCACTACACGTGGATCGGGGATGCCATGGCCCAGTCAGGCGCCCCTGTGTTCTCAGCCAACCTACAGTCCTGGGACCTACTGGACGCCCTGTTCCCCGACAACCCCCATCTCTGGAACGCGGGGAAGTACCTCACTCGCTTCGGCCGCAAGGGCGACGCAAGCAAGCGCGTAGAGGACCTACGCAAGGCCGCCACATACCTCGAGCGGGCCATCAAGGCGGAGGAACGTCGTGCCGGCTGACGCGCCCCTAGAGCACCGCCTCATCACGCACGCGGACATGCGCCGCATGCCGGACGGGGCCACCGTCTACAACGACCTACATGAGCCATGGGTTAAGCACGGCCCATGGTGGCACCTCGAGGACGGCGACACTCGCCTACTCGGCACAGAACTCAAGCGCCTATCAGCATGGCTGTACGTGCTCGAGCCATTCAACCCTGCCCGATACGTCTGGCAGCACTAACCCCACACACGGAAGGAACACTCACCATGACCGCACACATTGACGCCACGGACGTAGCCCACCAGCTGGCCCGTATGTGGCCGCACGCCCGAATGCATGTAGCCCCCACGCCCGTGGGGTACACGGTGGTGCTTGGCGCTACCGCGGCCGAGCTCACTGAGGACTGGTGGACAGTGCGCAAGCCCGGCCAAGCCAATCGGTACTGGGGGTACGTCGAATGCGACGAAGTGGTCATCGCGGACACGCTCGCTGAGGCGAACGCCCACAACTTCCATGACTCCGTTAAGGGTCGCATCACGGCATTCGATCAGCGCCTGCGAGTTCGCTGCGTCGGAGACGTGTACAGCGTCACCACAGCAGAGTCGGAGACCATCACTATCGTCCCGATTGGCGGCATGATCTCGGTGACTGCCGGTGGCGTCACGCACGAAGTTGCGACGATGGGGCACGCGATCATGGCTGTAGGGTCTCTGGTGGCGTCCACGAAGTAGCTTCCAGAATAGGGGGTTCCCAAAAGAATAGGGGC